AAGGTAGAAGCCTTAGGCCCTTGCGCTGCCAAAAGATTTGCATTTCTTATTTCAGATTGTGTTTTTTGTCTTTCTTGCGCTCTGCCAACAATATCACGACCTGCAAAGGCATCAGATAGTCTTGCAGCTAATTCACGCATACCAGCGGTTTTTGCCATTTCTTTTTCTTGGTTGTATTTTGTTAGTTCTTGAGGTGTTAATTCTTGTAATTGATCTTGTTTTAAAATATCTGCACCACCAAGTCGAGAAACATAGTTTCCACCCATTGATTGTAATTTATCAAAAAAGTTCATATTTTTTCCTATCCCCCCAAACCAAATAATCCAGAAAGAATATCACCTGCGCCAGTTTTCTTTTTATCTGTTTGACTAACCAACTTAGGCATACCAGACAGTCCAGAAAGTAAAGTATTAAGCTGTTGCTGACCATAGCCAGAAGCTCGTAAGAACTCGTTGTAGGCTTGGTCTTGCGCTCTTTGTTGTAGTTGCTGTTGTTGTTGTCCAACACCACCTAATAAACCTAAAGATCGGTATTGATCTTCTAGCTGACCACCAAGCAATCCAGCTTGTTGTTGTCTTGCCCGGAGTTCTAACTCTGGTTGCATCATGGCGGCACGACCTGCTATGTCTAATTCTGCCATACCAGTTTGTTGTGCTAAACGCGCTTGTTCTAATGCTCGTTGCTGTGCTTGTTCTGCACCTAATAATCCAGCTTGTTGCTGTAATTGAGCCTGTTGTATTGCTCTTTGTGCTGCAATATCTTGACCTGCAAGACCTGCCTGTTGGGCTAAATCTGCTTGTCTTAATGCTCTTTCTCTTTCAGCACCAAAACCAGTTAATCCTGCTTGTTGTTCTAACTGTGCTTGTTGCAAGGCTCTTTGTTGTGCTTGTTCAGCTCCAAAAACACCTAATTGTTGTTGTCTAGCTAAATCAGCTTGAGCTGCTTGTTGTGCTTGTTGGAAACCAGACTGTCTTAAACTCGCTGCTGTTCTTGCTGCTTGTTCAGCAAAAGGTCTAGTTGCTTCTGATTCAATTAATGCAGAGCGAGAACCACCAAATGCACCAGCACCGATTGCCCGGGATTGTGCTTGACCTCTAGCTATATCAGATTGTCTTTGTATGTCTTGTAAAGCAAAGTCTATAACCTGTTGTTGGTATGGTGATTGATAGGCACTAATATCAGCATCTAATAAACCTCTAAATTGTGGAGCTTGTACTGAACCTATTTGTGCAGCAGTTGGCCCTTGCAATTGTTGTATGGTTGCCCCGCCAAATGTTGGCATTGCTTGTATGGTTGCTGCTTGTGGTGCAGCTACTTGACCAATCTGAGCAGTTGTGCCAGATACAGGTCTAATGGTTGGGGTTTGTGCTGTTGCTAATTGTTGTAAACCAGCACGAGGATCATACTGTTGAGCAGCACCAACCATGCCCCGGGTTGCTTCAAATTGTCTTAATTGATCTGGGTTAAAACCAGCAACTTGCGCCCCGGTATATGGAATAAATGGTTGTTGTGAGACACCTTTGCCAAGGTTGTAAGCCTCTTCGTACATTTGTTTTTGCCATGCTGGCAATTCTTGTTTTGATGTAGTTGATCCTTTACTCATAATTCTTTACTAATTAAATTTTCTGATTTAAAGCCTAAATGACTTATTTTTTTTAACCATCCTTTTCTACCACCGCCATATAATCTTTTACAACCAGCGGCTTTTGCAAATGCCTCTAAGGATGGCAACATATCCTCTAACTCCTTATAATCACCACCACAAAATAGCAAGTTCATTGCTGTATTTTGGGGGAATACTACAAATTCAGTTATCATAGCCGACTTCTTAGCTGGCCATAAATGGAATATTCCATGTCTTATTTTATCCTCTATATCGTCTATTGTATAGGAATCTTGATGTTTGATAGCTTTTGCTATATATGGCTTACAGCGTTCCCATTGAACTTCCCATTCTTCGGGTTCTTTTTTAATGGGTGTGACTTTATTAGTCGCCTTTTCCATACTCAACGATACTCATGTGTATATCTAAATTACCAGCATGATTGCCTTGTACTTTAATAATTTCACCTTGATGAATAATAATGGGTCTTTCTAATAGCTCTGTAGTGCTGTTAGCACTAATAACTTTGCCACTAAATAAATTAAAAGTATCTGTATCATGCGTATTAGTTACATCTATTTGGGTTTGTTGACCTTGATGCTCACACACTAAAAATGATTGAATAATAGAAAAAGTAAAATCATCACCAGAAGGTGATGTATAAACAGTGTAATCAGTGTTAGCCAAAGTAATGTTCATATGAATATTCTCCGCTCTTTGTATGTACTGTCTTTGTGCAGATAGATCCATTATCTTCTGCCTCTTTGTTTAACATCTAAGCGTATATTACCTACCTGAAAGTCTTGTGTGGTACTGCCTGTGACTGTCATTTGTACTTGTCTTGCAGTAAATCTCGCATCCGTATAACCATCATTTTCAAAAGTAAATGATCCAAAGTCCGTAACTGGGCCTAATGGAGTGAATCGACCTTTGAAACTGAGAGTAACGCCAGGTAAAGAGTTAGCTTCTTCATCTGGTAATATTTGATTGCATTGCACATAGTTATCACCATTTCCTATTTGTATAGGCCCTGTTTCACAAAATGGTACTTGTGAGTTTAGGTTAGGTGAATTGTCTAATGTGGTTGATTCATGCTCATAAACAAAACCTTGAGAGTCACCAGCTATCGGATAAGTAAATGCTCCCTGGTCAATCCAAAAGCCTCTGTCCATAGAACCAATAGACCAAACATTAGAGTTGTAATTCCATATAACATATTTGTTAGAAGTGTACTGTGAGTCACCGCTTGGGAATCCCCACCATATTTCATTAAAGTTAGAGTTGTGTCCACCCCAACACGCGCCCCTACCCGCTACATTGATTTGGTCAAAGACATAATCATGTACTTCGCAAGGTAATTCTCTAACACTACCATCATAAATATAAAAAGCGTTTTCACCCATCCATGCAAGGAAGTTACCAGTAGATACAACTGTTCTAGAGCTAATTGATTTACAGTTAGTTCCTGCATCGGCTATACCATAGACAAAAGGTGATCCAGCATAGAACATTCTGTTAATACCAGTATCACTAAAAATGATAACATCGGATCTATATTTAACACCAAACAAAGCTCTTCCGCCTGTTGGTATTTGTAAGTCTCCTGCTGTGTTTGTGGCCTTCGATGTCCAGTTGTTACGATCTTCCCTGTTTGACCAAGCAACCTTTCTAGGGTCACTAGCTGAGCCTATAGCCACTAAATGTCTTTCATTGGTGACTAAGGTTGATAAGTTGCCTGTGGGTGCGTTGGTTACAACTGTTGCTATGGTATCGGCTGTACCGCCTGAGTTTGGTCGCCATTTGTAAATCTTTCCATCTTTAGAAAAAGTAAAGACCAAATCTTCGCCCCAGTTGTCAAAAGAAAAATAACCAGCTTGTAAGACTAAACCTGATTGACTTCTAGCATCACCATAGTCTTCCATTCCATATTGATATGCACCAAAGCCCAATGGATCATCACTAGCATCATTAACAAAACCTGTTGGAGTTATGTCAGTCCAGGTGTTGTTGTATAAAACATAAACTTTTTGTCTTGTGCCAACTGCAAGGATGTTTCCGCCAGCATTATCTTTATAGCCATAAAGACCTATGATAGCTCCTGTTAATGCTGTTGCTCTAAGTTTTTCCCACCCGCCAATAGGTTTTAGATAACCATTTTCAAAACGCACCAAATCACCATCGACCCAACGCCCTTTATTGGCGTAGTCTGTGCCATTGGTTACGATTCCTGCGGGGGGTGTTATTGGAAATAATGCCATAGCCTTATTGTATAAGACCTCGCTTTATTAGTCATTAACTAGATGGAGGTGTTGGCCATTCTCCTAATGGTCTAACAGGTGGTTCAGCATCGTTGTATTCATACAAGGCTGCTAACTCATCAACTGTGGTACAAGCATCAATTTTGCTTTGCATATCTGCTGCTGTGCTTCTGACATCAGCTCTAAAAGTAGTCCAATCAGCAGGAATAGCTGTACCAGCTTCCTGTTCTCTGACCACATACCAATCATTAGGCTGTAATAAACCATAGGCTTGATTGATAATCACTTGATTGTGATTCCATTTAAGACCATGAGTTACATCACCAGTATCAGGATCGGTTGTATCGTCTAAGTTTTTAGGTGTAGCTGTACCATAAGATGCAGTTACCACATCGTTAGCAAAATCAAAAGATTGATTGGTGTTAATGTAATAAGATGGATTTTTAAAGTTGCTGTTATCTACAACCACTTCATAAATGCCTATTGCTTCAAGTTCATCGCTAGACCAAAGCATAAAGATATTTTGCGGATAAGATACATCCCCAATGGTTATTGCTTTAGGTCTTGTATAAACCTTGCTTACTTGATTGTTTTCTACTAATGCCCACATATTAATTCCTATTATATATTATCTTGCTGTTGTTGGTATACCTGTTGATGTTGTGAATGGATTTTCTGCAAATGCCATGTATATGAAAGTATTACCACTACCATTGTCATTGCTAACTGTATCTCGTATTTTAAAGCCATTACTTAAAAAATCTATATCGTGTGTAGTGGTGGTTTCAGCAGCAGTAATAATTCTTAGTTGATGAAATACTTTATTAGAAGGGTCTCTTGCATTATCAAAGAGTAGCCATTGACCAGTGCTGCTACTTTTTTTAATCATAACAAAAGCAGGTTTAAAGCCTAAGTACACAAACGGACCATTTGTGTTTCCATTGCCTGTATAACTACCAAACTTGCTGTAGCCTTGTTTAGATGCAAAACAGTAGGCTACATAAGTAACACCATTAGCATTTACACCATTGCTTCCACCACCAGTAAAAGTTGTAGAACTGGCTGCTGTAACCTCG